CTGGGCAATCAGCGAGCCGCTGACCTTGTAGAGCATCTTGTTGTAAACGGGGGTCGCTACGAGGGGCGAACCCGAAAGGACGGTTATGGACATGGGTTATCGGACGGTTGCGACGCTAATGGACTTGCCGAGGACTTCGGCGATGTTTTCGGTTAGCACATCCACCATTTCCTTGGTGGCTGCGTTGGACATGAAGTTGGTGGCCCGAAGACCTTCCCTGCTGATTTTGCGGGCAATATTGATGGCGAAGGAGCGGTTGGCCGCCTGCTTATCCCTGCCCTGCAATGGAATCCCCTTGAATGCAATCCACTCTTGGATGGGTCGGATGGGAATCGGGTTGCCCTTGAATCGGAACGGACTATTTGGCGCACGGTTGCTCTTCTGCGTTCCCTTGACACCGAGGTCCACGAACTTCCAGTAATCGTTGGCTTTGATAGCCACCACAAAGGATGAATCGGTCAGCGTGATGGGTTCAACGGTTATGCTTTGGGCAAGGGAGTTGCTGGCAATGGCGTTGGCGTTTGCGAGGTTCTGCTTGGCGAGCCTGACCACCCCCTCCAGCCACTTGGTCACCAATGCGTAGGACTTGTTTTCAATCGCTCCATCTGCAAGGCTCACCCCGAAGTCAGCCAAGGCCTCCTTCTGCAAGTCGGTCAGTTTCTTGCCCGAACCACCGACGAATACATCGAACTCCATGCTGGTAAATGTCCAGCCTCGCAAATTGTGTCCTACTTCCTCCGCATCCGCTCCGCTTCCATCCGTTCGGCTTCCAAGATGTCGTGGATGAGCAACGCATAGTTCAAAAACTCCACCGCCTTCATTGCGAAGATGGCCTCAAATTTCAGCACATCTTTGTTGGCCATTCGCCAAACCACCATCAGCCAACCGTAGCCAGCAAGGGGGTTGGTTACGGGGCCTGCATTCCCTTCGTCAGGTGCTTGGAATAGTCGCTCAAAACTTTCAAGTAACTTTCGGAACTTAGCAAAAAAAAACTGACCACCCCCCAAACATCGCCAATCTTGGCATGGGCTTTGAGCAGTTCGGCCCGCTCTTGGTGCGAAGCCCCGTCGTATTTCTTCGGGAAGTAACCAAGGAATCCCCCCTCCCTGCAAAGGGTCGCCATGATGCGGTGCAGGTTTTGGACCAACTTCTTCTCGTCGGTCGTGTCCGTGTCCATCAGGTCTATCAGTTGGCCAGCGGTGAGTTCGTCCGTGAAGACGGTCGGAATCCACCACTTGCCGCCTGCTTTGAACCGCCTCTTGTAAGCGAGGGTGGGTAACTCGTTCCACTCTGCTATGATGGTCTTGTAACGCTTAGTAAGCCCCTTGGCGGGCATTTCTCGGACGAGCGATACATCAACCCCCTCCACTATCGCCACGACCCCTGCACGCTTGTCGTAGTCCGTGAGGACGGGCGAGAACTCCAGCGCAGCGATGCGTTGGAATTGGTCGATGGTGAGGTCTTGGAGTTTCATAACTTAACGAGCCAACTGGTATCGGTGAAGAAGTGGTCGGGTTCATCAAGGCAGTCCCGAACGGCTTGCAGTACTTCAGGCATATACGAATCGTGACCCGCTATAAACCCGCCCTGCTTGACCTTGTTCTTCCAAGCGGTGATGTCCTCCACCACCGAGGCGTAGGAGTGGTCAGCGTCCACATACACGAAGTCAAGCGAATGGTCCGCATATTGCTGGGCTGCTTGGACGCTGGTCGATTTGACCTTGACGATGTTCGGGTAATCGGGGAGCATAGCGTCAAACATCTGCTCGGCTTGCGTCACTACACCTCCAATGTCCCAAGGGTCAATGCAATCCAACTGCCCACAATGCAGGGCAATGACCCTGCTGCTTACGCCCGAAAAACTGCCAACCTCAACGCCGTGGTCGGTCGGCTTGATGTACTTATCGCACAAATCAACGAGGCCATCGATGCGGTTGTTGCCGTTCAAGTAGTCAAGAGGCAAAAAAAACATTCTTGGGACCAACCGCAAGGCGGCAATCTTTTCTTCAAGTTTCATCGTCTAAAAATTTGTTTAATGTCCTTACTCACATTTGCGTAGTTGTTGGTCAAGTGGTACACCTTGCAATGGCCCATGAGTTCGCCGTTCTCATCCATTTCCAGCATGGGGGCAAATCCCAAAGACCAAATCGGCAGGGAGGCCATGGATTCCCGATAGAGGTCGGTATTCGCTATCATCTGCAACGCTTGCGGGTTGCGGCTCAACACCTCGGCGAGCCGCTTGGTGCTGAACATCCAAAAAGCGTGGTAATTATTGCAAAACGGAATGCTTGCGTAGGTCTTGCCGTTCCAATCCCGCCACATATTCGGTGTCAAATTAAATGAGATGTCGGGGCTAAATTCGCCTTCCCTGTTCGGGTAGGTTTCAATGCGGGTGAAGGACGGGTACAAATTGTCCTCAAACATCGCATCGAACTGTGCGGTGAAGTTGAGGAACCCTTCCTTGGGGAGCATCATGTCGTCCTCGAAGTAGGCAACCCAGTCAAAGTGCTGGTACACCTCTGCAATCCTGTGGCGGTGCTTGCTCGTCAGTTCCCAAGGATGTCCCATCGCCGTGTGGGCGTGGAAGGTCACGGGAAGGTGAGCGAGTTCTTGGGCCGCTTGGGGGTCGTTGGTGTCCACGAATATGTCCGACTGCACGGGGTAGGACTTGATGGCCTCAATGACCTTAATCAAATTCTCCACCCTGTTTGGATGGTGGTGGTAGGCGATGTTGGCGAGTAGTTTCATTGCTAAAAAGTTGTCACGAATTTATCAGGCGAGGGCCATCCTGGGTTGGGGTCGTACACGGTCATTCCTTCCCGCTTCCCTATCCAATGCTCGGCCTGCCAGCGGTGTTCCCGTACTGGTTCTCCGAGTTCCCGAATGTGGCTTGACTTGGCCCACCAAAAGTTGCCAGCGAAGTAGGGGTAGCCTTCGGGGTTGTTGTGGTCCCTGATTTCGGGGAATTGCTCGGTGGTGAGCCAATGCGTTCCCACGCAGTCCACTTTCTCCAGTTCCACAAGGGTGCGCTCCCATGCCACGATATTAAAGAATATCATAGACCTGCACCACATCTGCTTGACCAGCGATGGGTCGCTGCCGCCCTTGGTGTGAGCGTACAGGTAGGCGGCATCCTCGGTCTGCGATGCTCGGTACATCTCGGTGAGCGTGGCCTGCTCCCATGCGTTTGTGCGGGTGACCACGACCTTAATCTTTGCCGCCACGAGGGAGTTGTCCAAGATTTCCTTGACGACCTTTCGCTGGTCGGGAGGACCGACGATGCCGACACGTATTTCGTCAAGTTGCTCAATCAGCCCGTAATTGCACAGGGCCATCATGTGTTGGTGCATGATGAGTTGCCATTGGCCGCCGCCGCCGCAGTAAATGTGGTAATAGTGGATGAGTTTCATTGGATGAGGAGGGTTAAGATGCAGCCGATAAACACCAAGGCCAGCACGACCCGACCGATGGCGAGGGCGAGGTCAAGGAGGGATTCAAGGTTCATGCCTCGTAAGCAGGCATATTTAACCGAATCCGTTCTTGTAGGCAGGTAAAGTAACTGTTCATGATTTCGCCCTGCAAAATCAACAACGCCCTGTTTGCTTCGTTTAAATCGTTAAATTGTTGGGTAAGCGTAAAAGACCTTAACTTTTCAATTTTGTCTTCTAACTCTGTGGATTCATCAATCAATCTTGTGAAAAAGTTGCTCATTTTATGGGGGTTTAATTACGCAAAGTTACACCACCAAATACTTCCCCGAGTTACTGACGGCCAATTTGTTGAGGGCCACATAGCGGAGCGCATCGCAGGCGTGGTTATACGAATCAATCGGGACCCCCGTGTCCTTGCCATCCTTGTCCGTAGCCCAAGTGTACGAGCGGAGTTCCTTAATCAAGTTGACGGAATCCTTGGTCACATGAAGGTTAAACCGCTTGACCACATCTATCCCCTGCCTGACCGAATCGGGTCCCTTGCTCGCTGGCTTGATGTTGAACCCGAGCCGATAGATTTCCTCAATGCTCTTCGGTTCTGCCGAATCGGCCACAATCTCCCAAGCCCTGGTAATCCCGAACTCCTTCAGCCTTGTGGCGATGTCGCTATTGGTCAAGCCCCGATGGTAGAGCAGTTCGTGGATGAACAAGTCATCCCCCCTGCGGTACACGGCGACCAAGGCCGTAGGGTCGTTGCTGAACCCCCAGTCGAGGCCGTAGGCGACGAATTTCATCGTGGATGGGTCTATACCCTCGACAACCGTGTAGTCCCCGTATATCGCACCCTGTAGCGTCCCGACTTGGCCCAACCCGTACACCTT